GCGGCGTCGATCCAGGGCGTGGGGATGACCTGCCACACATCGTCAGCCATGCCGGCCAGGAAGTCGCCATGGAGCATCTGGCTGCGCAGCGGCTCGGGCAGGGCTTGGAGGGTCGCCAGGTAGCCGGTGTTCATGAGGTGCTTGTTGTCCGTGACGCGGCTGGGGATGAAGGTTCGCGACTTCGGCGTCACGATGTCCTCGGCCTTAAACTTTTTCGGGTTGAACTTGTAGCAGGGCGCGCCGTCCTTCAGCACGAAGGGCTTGCCGTCCTCGACCTCATAGTCCTTGCCGTTGACGGTCCCGAACCACCGCAGCTCGCCCGGCTTGGCCGGCTTTGGGTGCATGGGGTCTAGCCACGGGGCGAAGAACGAGATGATCCACTGGCCCTCGGCGCTCGTCGGCGGGTTGAAGGTCAGCAGGGCCTGGCACTTCTGGCCCTTCACCGTGCTGCGTATCCAGCCCATCAGGAAGCGGACCTGGGCCTCCAGGAAGTTAGCCGCCTCGTCGAAGACCAGCAGGTCGTGCGGGCGGCCCTGGTAGCCCCGCTCGTCGCCCAGGTTGGGCAGGCTGGCGAACTCGATCTGCTGCCGAACGCCATCGCCCCGGAGCCGTTTCCAGATCTTCTTTTGGCCGTTGAAACCTTCCTTCGAGCCGATCAGCTCCTCCAACCGGTCTTCGATCCCCTGCATCTCCGTGCCGACGCGGCGAAGGATCATGACCTTGCGGTGGTGGGTGAGGGCCTTGCCGCAGGCCAGATCCGTCTTACCGCCGCCGGCCGCGCCGCCGAACCCGATGATGTCGGCCTCGCTCTCGTAGGCCATCGTCTGCGGCCCAGGCTGCGGAACCCAGGGCTTTCGGCGCTTCAGCTCCAGGCCAATGGCGACGATCTGTTCGGCGGTCTCCCTGGTCAGCGGGACGATCCGGCCGTCGGGTGTGCGGACGCGCAGCAGCGGGATCACGCCAAGTCGAGCCCCTGTTTGTAGGCCTCGTCATCCGTGACGATCTCGACACCCGCCGGCAGGTGGCCCGAGGACAGCAGGGCCATGAGCTGTTCGACCAGGGCCTCGTCGTCCTTGTCGGCTACGTTGATGCCGCCAGAGTGCTCGACTTGGTGCTTGGGGGCGAACTCCCGCGGGGCCAGCGCGGCGGCCTCCTGCCAGCGTTGCTTGGCCCGTAGCTCCGAGCGGCGGATAGCCTCACCGTTCACCCGCCAGCCTGTGCTTTGGCCCCGGTTGAACTTCTCCATCCAGTCGTTCGTGCCGTTGTCGACGATGTCGCGCGCCTCGCCAATCAGCATGTGGGCTGCAACTCGTCGGGCGTGCGCAACAAGTTCGCCGAAAGCCTTGTCCTCTATCTCCCACCGCAAAACGGTAGCAGCAGCCGGCATGCCGGCGTCGGCGCAGATCGACTTCAGCGTCTCGCCCAGCGAGATCCGCTCAATGATCTTGTCTTCCAAGGCTTTGTTGCGAACGGTAGTGCGGCCCATGCCTTACGCATACCGCGACCAGGCTCTAAAACGCATACCGCGCAGCAAAAAGCCCCAGGCCTGGACCTGGGGCTGTTGGCTAGAACCGGCGGCCTCCGACGATCAGCAGCACCAGGATCGCGCCCAGCAGGACGATCCACCAGCTCGACCGCTCCTGCTGCCGGCGGGGTAGCTCCTCGACGATCTCATACTCGTCGAGGCCATTGCGCCTGCGCCATCCGATCTCGTCCAGCGCCTCCTCTACCAGCATTTCTGTCGCTTTCGGCGTGGGTTTTACCACAGCTCCGCCGGGCCGACGGCGGCCCGCGCGGTAATCCAGGGTATCTCCACCGGGGGCGAAGCGGAAACCTTCCGGTTTACCGCGCAGCCGCTCGTACTCCCACTGCGCGTCCGCGCGGCGTTGATCTTCCATAGGTCAGCTCCTTGCTCGATGTCGTGTTCAGGTCTCATGCCTTCCTCCCGGTGCAAGCGGCGATGAACCGATCAGCGGCGAAGCGCGGCCGGGTTCTCGGCCGTGAGCAACGCCCACCCATCCTTGGTCAGCAGCTCCGGCAGGGCCTCGGGCGTGAAGTCGTCAATGCTGGCCTCGCCCCCGACGGCCGGGAGCGGGTTCTGCGCCAACTCCGCCGCCTGGCGCGCCACGTCGGCCGGGCGTGCGCCCTCCGCGAAGGCGATGTCGATGGTGAACAGCGCGTCGGTCTCTGGCACGTAGGTGTAGAAGTCCTCGGGCCGGGTATCGTGCACCGTCACCCCGGCGGCCGGGTCGATGGTCCCGTCCATGTAGAGCAGCCCGCGGCGGTTTAGGATGCTTTCCTGCCCGAACTGCGCGCCCAGCGCCAAGGCTGTGGCCTCGTCGGTGAAGGCGATGAACGAGTTTTCCCGCTGGCCGTAGTGGCCCTCGACGGGATGATACTCGATCCCGCGCCGTTCCAGCTCGGCGACCAGCTCGGCGTTGAGCCTGGCGTTGTCCTCCAGGGACGGCTGCGAGCGGCGAAGCGCGGCGGCGATCAGTTCGTAATCCTTGCGGGTCATCTCGGTATCTCCTTGCCTGATGACAACTACCCTAGACTACAACCAATCGCTTGTAAACCCCTACCACCGATGTTTTTTCGTACGGATCACTTTGACCGCCCGGCGGCGGCCCGAGATGTAGCCCTGCACGGTGGCCTTCGATACCCCGTACTCCTTGGCCAACGTCCCATAGCCGATGTCGCCCGCCTCCCAGCGCTCGACGATCTCCTCTACCTGCGCGTCAGTCAGCTTCGAGTGCGGACTGTTCTCGCCGATCCGCCTGTTGACCGGGGTCAGCGCGGTCGAGCGCATCATGGTTTGTTTGCTCATTTTCGGCTCTCCAATTCGCCTATCCACCTTATCCACCTATCCACCAAAAACCCTATTGTTTACCCCCTATATTCCCACTTTATTTTTACCCCCTTCTCTACCCCTCCTTACCTTTTAGGTGGATAGGTGGATATGGTGGATAGAGTAATGGAATATAAAGGGAAATTCCTACCCACCTATTTTTGCATACCGCTTTTAGGTGGATAGGACAGGGTATGCGCAGGCACCCAGACCTTCTTAGGACTGCCGTCGACCCACTTCTGATCGCGCGCATACCCCAACGCCTTCAAGACAGAAGTCAGTCGCATCTCCTCCCGTTTGCCTACCGACTTGGGGTCAAGTTGCAGCGCGCCGGCTAGGATCTCAGGGGTACGCAACATGCCCTTGTCCGCAGGCTTGGAGCCGGCCAAATCCTCCTCGACAAGCCATGCGCGAACGATGTCCTCCCACGGGTCCACCGACTTAAAGTTGCGATGCTCCTCCTTGGCCAGATCCTCGGCCTCGCGCCACAGGACCCCGTCGGCCCTCCAGCGCTCCCGCGCCTCGGCCCAGAGCTGAAGCCTATCCCGCACCAGGGCCTCGACATCGCACGGCCTCTCGACACGGCTGGGGAGCCACCTGCGTTCGCCCGTGGGGTCGCCCAGGAACTCGTCGTCGTTGGTCGTGCCGATCAGCACGAAGCGCCTGGCGAAGACCGTCTCATACTCCATGTACTTCGGCGTCCACCGCTCGTGGGTCGACGTGATCCAGGCCTTGATGCTCTCGGCCTCGCGGCTCTTGAGCCCGCGCAGCTCGCCCAGCTCGATAACCATTTTGCCTCGCATCTTGCGAGACAGGTCGGTGTCCTTCACCTCCAGCGACACCTCGGCGAAGAAGTCCTCGGCCGGCGCGAGCGCCGCCACGGCCGTCGACTTGCGCAGGCCCTGCTCGCCGACCAGCACGGGGACCATGTCCACCTTGCACCCAGGGGCCAGCACGCGCCCCGCCAGGGCGGTCCACAGATAGAGCCCCACGGCCTTAGAGTAGCCGCGGTTGTCGTTCTGCGCGCCAAAATACCGGATCAGGCTATCTTCGATGCGGGGCACGCCATCCCAGGCCGGGACCACGTTCTCAAGCCAGTGGGTGGCCGTGTCGAACTGCCGATCCGCGGCGACCTTCGTGACCGCGTCGCGCATCATGTCCTTGCCGACAGGCTTGAACCGGATAGCCGCCAGGCGAATGCGCAGATCGACCGCGTCGGCGTCGGTGAAGGGCCGCCAGCCGTCCTCGCCCAAGGGCGAGATCATCAGCTCCGAGCGGAAGTTGTCGAACCTGATGTCGCAGCCGCAGGCCTCTGGGCTCTCGACCGCACGGACCACGTTCTCGATCACCGCCTCGATGTCGCCCGCGCTCGTGCGCTTGAAGCCCGGAAGAGGCAGCCGCGCCCGCTCGGCCGGCAGGCCGGCGGCCTTGGCCGCTGCGGCGTAGGCCTCCTCGGTCGACAGATCCTCGAACGGCGCTGCGCTGTAGCCCACGGCGACCAGGAACTCGTCGTCGGTGCGGCCCTGGCAGGAGGCGTGGCGACACTCGAAGTGCCCACGCTCGAAGCCGCGCGTGCCCGCCAGCAGCCAGGCGGCCTCGCTCTCGCCGCTGTCCATGGAGTGCCCGTCTTTCCACGGGCATTCGACGAACAGCTTTTCGCCCCGCCGGCCGAAGGTAGGCCAGTGCTCGCCGAGCCAGGCCGCCACGTCATCCTCGACGCCCTCGAGATCCGCCGCGCCGCGCTCGGCCCTGGCCTGGGCCTCGACGGCCTCGCCGATGGCGAACTCGCGAACCAGGACGCGCCAGGCCCGCTCGAAGCGCTCCCGGCTGTAGACCGGCAGGTCATCGGGGCGGCCGCCGGCCCACTTATAGCGTTCGCCCGACGGGTGCGTGCCGACGGCCACGAACTGCTGGCCCGTGGCCAGGAACTCGACCAGACCGCCCTCGGTCCTGAAGTGCCGCTTGGACAGCTCGCCATCGACGATGAAGGCCAGGAGCCGCTTGCCCGAGTTCTCACGGTAGCGCAGGCCCAGGGCCGGGCCGCTCTCGTCCTCGATCAGCTCGGCCCAGCGCACGGCTATGGCGTCGGCGGTCTCCTCGTCCTCGACGTCGATGTCCAGGGCGCGCACGCGCCGGGTCTGGACACAGATGCCCAGGCGCGGGTCGTCGGACCACCTGGCGATATCCTCGGGGGTCGAGGTCCGTTGGGTCCAGTCCTTGAGCCCTGCGGCGTGGCCCTGGCGGTTGACGATGGACGGGGTCTTGCCCGTCGACTTCATCTTCGAGAGCGGGCTGATATCGACGCGCGGGTCAGAGACCACCGGCAGCAGATCGGCCGTGAGGTCTAGGATCGTGTCAAAATGGAACCAGTCGTCCGGTGTTGCTCCATACCTCACGGCTCACCCCCGAACCGCGGCGAAGGCGTCCAGGGTATGGGCGAAGGTCTGCTTGATCCTGGGATCGGCCAGCTCCCACCGGCTCACGCCCGTGGCCTCCTCGATCTCGACCACGCGGTCGATGGGCACGAAGCCCCGCTTAACCCAGATCCGCACAGCCTGGGGCGATATCCCCAGGATGCGCGCCATTTCGGACATGCCGCCCCGCTCAGGGTCTCCCGCCCGCCGGGCCAGCACGACCACGGCCTCTTCGATACCAGTCAAAGGTCACTCCTCCGTCTACGCGACTTGCATACCCGCGCCCCTACAGCCTGGCAAGCTGTTTACAAAAAGTGCTTGTAAATCGTTTTCAGAGTGGGTATGCGTGTTTTCAGCAAGGGAGGGGCACGCGTCCCATGAATGGAGAGATTGAGATGGAGCCTGAAATTCTTGTGTACGGCCTTGAAGCCGGCGAAACGCGGAGGGCCTATGAGGACTTGCTTTCGAGCAAGTGCAAAACCCTCGCGGATGTCGAGAGGGTCAAGGGCGCGGCGGCGCGGGACGGCTACCACTCGTTTCGAGTCACGCGCTGGGACGGATCGCCGCCTGACTTTTCAAAAGTGCTCGCCTGATTACACCACCCCATAGCGGACAACCCGCCCAAGGCCCGGAGCTGCAAGCGCAGCGGCCGGGCCGAAGGCGTGAAACCTAGCCGACGGAGCTGACATGCTTAAGCTGACTTTCCAAGATCTCGA